CGGTATAGTTTGAAAGCGTTGTGTCCTGAATAATTAAACTCCTTCTCCATTTTGAGCAGTTCGTCAATGTCCCAGCCGTCAATAATTAGTTCAGGCATGATTAACTGGAAGAAGTATTTGCGGTCGGTATGAAACGGCATCACAAACCAATCCCGATAGACTTGTTTCGGGGTTATTATGCCTTGCCGAATTTCCAGAACCTCGCCTGACTTCAAGTTATTAAGCAGAAACGAATGATACTGATACGGGTTGGCGTGGTCGATTAATGTTGGCTCAATGTAAGCCGTGCGACCATCGGGAATTTCGAACTGATACAGCCAGTCTAAGTTAGTTTCTGGCGTCTCGGTGATAGTGGTGTTGAAAGGTGTCATATTGGTTTATACGGGGGTAGTTTAAAAAAGTTGTTCCGGAATTTCAATATCAATATTATCAAGGATTTTATCGAGTGCCCTTACATTTCCTTCACAGGCAACTATTGCAGACAATACCACATCCTGAGTTTTTGGATTAATCAATACTTGACGGCATTTGTCATCATCGAATTTCCCAACAATTACTATGTGTTTTAACTTCGGTTCTTTTTTTGCCATGTTACTTTATACGGGTTTGATGTTAAAAGGTTACGGAGTTGAATATTTATTGTTGTGTGCAAGGCTACTACCCAGCTCCATTGATAATTTGATTAATTTTAGCAAGCGTTTCGTTTTTCTCAATTTGAGCCATAATGTGCCAATCACTTAAACACATTAAGCCTTCTTTGCTTTTTAGTTCGTTTGAATTTTCTATAAAATATTCATCAGGTATTTTATACCCAGACAAATTAACAGTTCCAATACATTCTTTTGAAAATATTGGAACACAATCATAATTTAAAGCCTCATAAAATCTATTTGCTAAATAATTATAGTAAGTATGTGTTTTTTCATCCTCGATATAAAGGCTTTGTTTGTATGGAAATAATCCTTCTCCTGCCCAATTTATTCTACCGCCAATATTAGAAGTAGCCCCAGCTTTTCTAAATTTATCAATGTTTTTGGCGTGAGTTGATAGTAAGACATTATCGTTTAGATATTTTTTAAAATAAGCAGACCTATCTTTTCTAAAACTACCGTAATAAACGCAATTGGCTCTTGGATCATTAAATAAATCTATTGTATGTTTACGCTTTTTGGGTTCGTATATTAATGCGTTCAAATTTAAAACATCCCATTTGTCGGTATATTTTAAAACAACTTTTGATGCTTTTGCAGGGTGATTTGCAATGACAGAATACTTCCTTCCTTGCTTTGCTAACTTCCAAAGAATTAACGGTTCGCCAAGATTATATTCATTAGTTATGTAAAATAATTTTGCGTCAGGGTTTTTTACTATCCATTCTGTATCAATGTATGAGTAATGGCTTGCGTGGACAAATATTATAGCTTCATACCCTGTTTTAATGTTGTCATTTACGGAAGGATAACTCCAAATTAAATCCGCACCAAAATAATCGGCTAATATTTTAGAATTCTGCCAGTGCATATTTTGCGGGATGCCTTTTTCTGTTCCTTTATGTGAATCAATAATTAATATTTTCATTTTTCAGTTATTTGCACTTGGTTGTCATCGAAACTAATACTAAAGCCTTTTGTTATATCGCAATGTTCAAATGCGTCATTGGCTTTTTTGAAATCATATTTTAGCTTTTCAATAGCCAGTTTTTTAGCATCTTCAATATTATCCGCTTCTACCTCACCGTAATCAAATGAAGTCCAGATTGTGTTTGTGCTTACGCTGTAATTGTAAATTTTCATTTTGTTGTGTTTTAAATGTGAATATTCTTTTTAATAAACCGCCCGAACCGATAACACGCAATTGGCAAAATAAAAGCCATTGAGCATCGTGCTAACCATCAACAGTAGTGCAAGGCTTTTACTTCGCCAATCGCCAACGTTATACGGGTTTAAATTATTTATGTTTCACATAGTCCATTAATCTTTGCCACGCCTCGATTGTATCAGGGTCGCCAATATCCAAGCGATTACAAGCCTCCTGATATGCGTGCCTGATTGTGCTTTGGTCTTTGCCTCCGAAAACCTGACCAATCATTGTGAAGTCGTAATTCGGGTAATTATCAACGAAGTATTTGACCAGCACGAACCGGACATTCACCGCATCGTATCGCTGGGAACTGATGACATCCTCCATCGTCATTTTTCGCTCTGGAATCCGAACTACCTCGTATTGTCTGGTGGTGCGTTTCGTAACATCGAACGACCTGATAAAGCCGTTGAACATATCGAGTTGAATTGTTGGCGGTGGTATCTCTTCCATTTTGTTTAAGAGCCATTGGTCTACGGTGGCTTGCCCGTACAATTTTACGCAGATTTGGTAGGTTGTCATTTGTTCTCCTCCCTACATTCACCACACCGCCCCATATCGTCAATATCTTCTGTCTCCCATACCAATCCACACTCTCCACAAGTGCATTCGGGGAGATTCGGTTCGCCATAGTCGATACTTGGGTCTGGCTGTTTCGGGTAAGGTTTAAGGTTTTGCATATCCATATTCTTTTTTGATTTGTTCAAGTTCATTTATCGTGCCTTTGCCTGCGATGCTTTTTAGTTCGGGAATAAATCGCAGTTCCTCCAAGTCAAACGAGACAAGGTCATACAATGTTACAAGGTTCAAATCATTTATTATCCGCTTTGCCCTGCTCGACAGCAATACGCTATCGAGCAGGACTTTTTTTTGCAGACGAACGATTACAGCTTTATTGTGTCGGTGTATTTCGTAACTGGTCATAGATTAAAATGGAAGGTCTGAATCGGTTGAACTTGGTGCTGGTGCTGGCTCAATTGGTGCAGGTGCAGTCGCCTTAACTTTGACCTCGACTTTCCAGATTGACAAGGTATTAAACACCTTGACCACATCGTACTGACCCGACCACTCACGCCCACGCAGGTTGATTTCGAATGATGCCACATCGCCCGGATTGATACCATCGAGCAGACCGACTTTCTCGCCTTGTGCTTCCAGACCGATGACTTGCGGGTACTTTGACTCTGAGTCAATCTCAACATGGATTTCACGCTTTTGAAATCCTTTTTCGCCTACCGTCTGAGTCGGTAGGACTCGTACTACTTTACCTTGAATATTCATAAAAATTAAAATGTTACTTGTTGATGATACTTCTCGAATTTTGCCCAGAACTTGAGCAGGGCGTCCATTGTGGCTTTCAGTTCTTCAATGATTTCGTTCCGCTCGACTCTGTAAATGTAGAGTGGTTTCGGGGCGAATCTGGGGTCGTAACTGATGAAGTCCAACCACTGCAACTTCTCGTTGACTAAAAAGTATTGATACACCTGCCACTTATGCTCGTTCGGTAAGCCACCCATCCGAATCGTGCGTACATGCGTCTTGGTGCTTGGGCATTTGACCTCGACCGCACCGATGTGGTCTGCTGTGAGTCCATCTGGGGACATCCCTAACCAATCCAACTCATCGTGAATGCAAAACGCCACATCGATTAGTTCTATGCCGGTCTGAGCCGTGTATTTCGCCTTGGCTTCGGGTTCGTATTCCGTCCCCCACTTCATCGCCTCGGATTCGTAGTTGTTTTCCAACGCATCCCAAAGATGGTCGTCAAAACATTCCCGCTCGGCAATGAGTGCGTCCACTACTGGCAAGTTATCCGACTTCATGATGTCTTTGGTTCTGGACGATGTTACCCGTCCAATCCTGAGGGCGTGCCACTCCCGACTGCCCTGCTGTGTGTTGTCAATTACTTTCATTTTCTATTTTGGTTTTGCGTGAATCCTTATACGATAACATTGCCGATTTTGTTTCGGCATCAAACGACTGCCACAGAGCGACCAGAGACGGCATATCTGCACAGGCGTTAATCGCCTCGATTTGCTTTGTCCAGTCCTTAGGCTTGTCCGGTGTCGGCTTGGTCGCCTTTACCCGAATAGCATCCGTTACATCGCCAAACGCTTTGACCCGTTCGACTCCAACCACAATCCGCTGACCTGCCCAGCGTTCGATGATGGGCGTGCCAAGTACCTTCGTGATGGTCTTGCAATTGGTGCGGTTCAGGATAATCGGCTTGGTCTCGGCTGTTCTGGCTACGATACAGAGCGAATCTTTTCCGTCCGAACCTTTGACCTTCTCCTGTGCAACGGATGCAATGGTGACGATGATTTGACCATAACTGCCATCGTTCTGAACGAGGTCGTGCGACCCGAAATAATCCGGGTTGGTCATTTTTTTCCAGTGTGTGCTTGTTGTCATTGTCCGAAGTGAATTAAGATGTTGTGAAAGATAAGCATGCCGATTCCCATCAGAATCGCTACGAGCATGAAGGCACTGACCTTCTCGAAAAAGTTTGGTTGTTGTTTCATTTGTCTTTGTAGAAAATAAGTGGAAGATATACGGTTGTGATGAAGAGCCAGATGACTTTTATGTAGCGTTTCATAGGATTAAGCGATTTCGATATACACGATGTAGTCACGGCAGTCAAAGAATTGACCATTTTCGAGTTGTTCAGGAACTTCTGCGTCAAATTCTAATTTGTCGAGCCATTCCAAAAGGTACTGGCGTGCTTGTTTGTCGTTTGAAAATACCTCAGTACGATTGTAAAAGGTGATGTGGCTTTGCTGGCTTTGAATTTTGATTGTTGTTGTCATTGTCTGATGTGTTTAAGTTTATTGTGCGTACCGGATGCGCACCCCCCGTTTGATGTTAGTTAAATGATTTCAGTAAGTTGTTTGCAAAATCAATCGCTTGGTTTAGTTCCATGTTTTTTGCAACACGATTGTAAGTTGTAGGTGTAGAAACCCAAACATCTGCTGGCTCATCTTTATACTGATTTATTGTAACACAAGTGCCGTTTATTGTAATCTCTGCTTTTTTAGTCCAAGTTATTGAGTTTCCTTGAAGCATTTGTTTTGTAAAAAGTGTCGCTGTTGTCATATCGTGTTGTTTAAATTTGATGAAGCAAAGATACAGCATTGTTTTGTTCCAATGCAAATATTTTTTTTACTTTTCTCATAACTCGCTGATTCTCACAGAGAAATTTTTTTGTAGCAACCGAATAAAAACCGTGTAACTTGCCTATCTATCCATCGTTTCGCCTCGTCTCGCCCGATGATTTCGATTGAGTCGGTTGCGATATTGACCATGTTTACCTTGAATAAATGAGGCGTGTCGGTTCTGGACACAATGGCTACCATCAATCCGTTCAGGGTTACGCTGGTTCGACCGGTTTCATCGTTGCGGTTGTAGTCGTAGTTTAAGCCGATTATGGCGGGTTCGTGCTGTTCCAATGTTTCAATCATTTCAATAAATTTTTTCTTTTGCATGCAACCTTTTACGATTATTTGCGTCTTATTGTTACATTTGTAAAAAATATCCGGGTCAGAGCGGATTCAAAATATTTCCGTACAGGAAACCAACCCCTTGAAGTAGGCGACTCTGACCGCCTATTTCGGGGGTTTCTTTTTATGCAAAAATTAAGACCATATCAAAACGAAGCCATCGACCTGCTTAGGGCAAGTATTGCCAAGCATAAGCGGTCAATCCTATGCGTTCCGACTGGTGGGGGAAAGACGACCATAGTTTCGTCAATGATTGCCTCTGCCATCAGCAAGGGCAAATCAATTCTATTCCTTGCACACCGAAAAGAACTGCTCACACAAGCCATTGAACGCTTAGAATCGTTCGGACTTGCACCCGGATTAATTCAAGGTAACAACACAAAGCCTAATTTGAATCTAAATGTCGCATCAGTTCAAACGCTTAGAAATAGACTGCATAGCATTTGCCCGCCCGATATTATATTCATTGACGAATGTCATCTGGCAATGGCAAATTCTTACCGAACCATATTAGACCACTATCCAGACGCCTTTGTCGTGGGCATGACCGCAACGCCATCGAGATTAGACGGCAAGCCTCTGGGCGATATTTTTAAGGATATCGTCAACCCGATTTCGATTAATTTACTGACTTCGCTCAACTTCCTCTGCCCCGTCCGGAAATTTGCCAATAAGGAACACATTGACCTTGATGGTGTCGGGTCGGTTGGTGGCGACTTTAATTCTGCTCAACTTTATTCAAAGTTTAATAAAAGCACACTTTATGCCGGCGTGGTCAATAATTACCTGAAATTTGCCAAAGACCGCCCGTTTATAGTCTTTTGCGTCAATGTCGAGCATTCCAAAAATACCGCTCAGGCGTTCCAAAACGCAAACATCGCCTGCGAACACCTCGATGGCGAGACGCCCCAACACATGCGAGATATAACGATTGCCAAACTTAAATCAGGCATTATTCAGGGCGTATCAAATGTTGGGTTATTTACCGAGGGGTTCGATATGCCTCACATATCCTGCGTAATTTTAAACAGAGCAACGCAATCCTTGGCACTTTACCTGCAAATGGTCGGACGGGGACTTCGACCTGCTCCTAACAAAACCGACCTTGTTGTGATTGACCACGGGGATAATGTCATGCGTCACGGATGGTATGATACTGAACACGAATGGAGTCTGACACAAAAAAAGAAGAAAACCGACAAACAAAATGCCTTCCCCGTTCGTTTATGCGAGTCATGCGAAGCCATGATGCCTGTATCGACTAACATTTGTCCAGAATGCGGACACCAAAAAGAGCAGAAGGTAATTGCGCCGGTTTTTGCCGAATTTGCCGAATTGCAAAAACCGAAAGTACCTGAGCATTTGCGAAAAAAATATACCGAAATGACCAAAGAGGAACTTTATGAATTTGCCAAATTCAAAAAGTACAAAAAAGGATGGGTAGATATTCAACTTCAACTTCAACAAAAATACAAACGATGACAATATCAATTTACCGCAACATTAACGACACCAAGTCAACCGCCACCACGCTGATTGACCAGTTTATTGCAGATGTCAAAAACGGAACTTGGAAAGAGCCAGTCGAAAAGATTCGGGAGACCCAAGATGCCGAACTTAAAAAGACCGTTCCACTTGTAACCGTTTCGGGTCAATTCAAAGAGCGAAATGCCAACGGACTTATCGCCCACTCAGGATTCATCTGCATTGACATCGATAATATCGAGCCAGTTAATATGCTCGATGTGGCAAATAAATTATGGTCAGACCCGTACACCTACGCCTGCTTCAAATCAATTAGAGGGAATGGTCTTGCCGTTATTGTCAAAATTGACCCGGCAAAGCATCTGGACGCATTTGAAGGCTTGGAAAAGTATTATTCACAGCAATATCAAATCGGAATAGACCGTTCCTGCAAGGATGTAAGCAGGACAAGATTCGTTTCCTATGACCCCGGACTTTTCTTCAACAACCGGTCTCAAATCTTTAAAAAATACATTCCCAAAAAAGAACAGCCAAAACTTACCCATCCAGACTTTGTCGCCTCGTCCGACTTTGAATATATTATCGACCAAATCGTTTCAAATAGAATCGACCTGACTCAGGGGCAGTATTATCTCTGGCGGAATATCGGTTTTGCCTTATGCGATTATTTCGGAGAAGATGGACGAGGGTACTTCCATCTGGTCAGTCAATTCAATGAAAAATATGACGAAAAAAACTGCGATAAGCATTATACCGCATTCCTCAAATCAGGTGGGCAAGGTATCAAGTTGGGGACTTTTATGTACTACTGCAAGGAAGCAGGAATAAACATAACATCACCCCGAACCAAGCGAACACTGCAAGCGGTATATCACGCCAAAAAGCAGGGCAGACCAAAAGAATCAGTAATCAGGGTCATGACCGAACTCGATGGCATGGACATAAACGAGGCAACCGAACTTGTCAATCGAGCGTTTGAAAATACCTCAACAATCAATACCGACAAGAACTTTTCCCAGATTGATACAATTGAGATTTTTATAAACTCAAACTATAAACTACAACGAAATCTCATAACAAACCGCTTGGAGAATAATGGAGAGGTGTTTACCGAAACTGAGGAAAACTCAATGTATATCGCATTGAAAAAAATTGAACCAAAAATACCACAACAACTTTTATCAACTTACCTTAGGTCGCACGAAATACCATCATACAACCCGTTAATTGACTTTTTACGAGCAAACGAACATAGACAGCCTGTTGGCGTAATTAAGTCTATGGCAGACACTATATCAGGGTATAACGGACATTTACCAAATGGTGACATAATGTACGATTATATCGAAGTTTTTCTGACTAAGTTTTACTTGGGACTCATTGCCGGTGCATTGGGAGACGAGACGCCACCTTTGATTCCCATCATTTATGGCGAAAAAATCGGAACGGGTAAAACTCAATTTTGGAAGAAACTACTACCAAAAGAACTATCCAATTACTTTGCCGTTTCCGACCTCTCTGGAGGCAAAGACGATGACATTCTGCTCAGCATGAAGTGGATTGTGTGCGATGACGAATGGGGCGGTAAACTTGCCACAAATTATAAGTACATGAAAGCAAAATCCGGACAGACATCTTCTACAATTAGACGAGCATACGGGAAAGACCACGAAGATATAAAACGCCTTGCCATGCTGTGCGGTACTTCAAATGATACTGATATTATTACCGATAGTTCAAACAGGCGTATCGTTCCAATTCATGCCAGTTCGATTGACCTTGAAACATATTACGCCATCGACAAGACCGATGCCTTAATCGAAGCCTATCACCGCTTCACAAGTGGAGGCGAGTCGCCATTCCTAAACTCTCACGAAAATGAAATGCTTCAACTTATTTCCTCAAATAATACCGCACCTGATGTAAATGAGGAGTTATTGAGCAAATATTACGAGGTATGTGAACCAGAAGACCCGAATGGAATTACAATGACTGCATCGGACATATCAACATTTTTGCAATCCAAAACGCAGTTGAGAATTTCAAATGTTGTTTTGGGCAAAGCATTAAATCGCTTGAAATTTTTGAAAATTATTGAGAGACGGAATTCTCAGCCTCGGACGACCTACCTTGTGAGACCAGTTCTGTCACAAAACGAATAATTTCTTCACTGCTTCTCATAACATTTACCGAAACGCCCTGCTCCATCCATTTTTGGTGCAGGGCGATTTGATTTTTTGACAATACCCCTTTTTCGCATTTAACTTCGATGTAATGCGTTTTCCCGTTCCAGACGAATACAAGGTCGGGAACGCCAGAGATAACGCCCTGTGCCTTAAATTTTGCCCCTTCTCGGGCATTTGAGAACATTCCGTTCGGGATGTGGAACAAACAAAGCCGAGTTTGGGGCAATTTGTTCCAAATTTCCATGATGGCGACCTGCTGAATTTTACTTTCCGAAAGGATGGGGTTGAACATAGTTGTAGTAAGTTGAAGTTTTTTTTATCTTACTACACTAAACGATTTATTTTTCAATAAGTTACGCAAAGTGTAGTAGGTTGATGGAGTAGTTTTTGCCGTTCAAACTATTTTTCAAAATTACTTTTCAAAATTGAATTGAAGAAAAAAAATTTAAAAAATGTTAAAAATGCCAAAATAACCTACTATCCTACTACAATAATAAATATATATATAATTATTAATATATATATTATTTATAATCAGTTAGTTATAGTTTGAGTTTATTTTCAAAAGCGTAGTAAGTTGAGGATATTTTCAACTTACTACAACCCCCTACAACCTACTACACGAAAAAATTCATATTTAGCGAAATTCCTGAATATCAACTAAATAGCAACAAATAAATGTATATTCATATGAAATATAACGAATGAAAATATTTCAGGCATAAAATAAATTCATCTGTAACAAAGTTTCACAGCATCCGTTAAAACTGAAAAAATATTATGAAAAAAACACTTTTAATCATCGCTCTGGCAACGCTTACGAGTTGTGCCACAATCACTTCCAGCATGAAGCAGGAAGTAACTATCAATGTCAAACCTGACCACGCCAAAGTTTATGTGAACGGCAACAAGGTCGGAGATGGAACATGCGTTGCGGAAGTACCCGTAAAAAAACGCAACACTATCGTAGTAAAGGCGGAGGGATACGAAAACGCTCAAATCAAAACGAATCGCCAAATCCGACCCGGCTACCTTATCGGGAATATCGGGATGTGTTTCGTGCCGTATGTAAACTTGTTCGGATTGCCCTCTTTAATCATTGACGCCTGCACTGGGGCATGGTACAAGCAGGAAGAATCGGATTATTATTTTGATTTGGATAAAAAATAATATAAATTGTCCCACATAGGTTTTTTTGATTCTACCATTTTTTTACGAGAGTTTAGAGTAACAACACCCAGTCTCCCCGACTGGGTTTGTTTTTTTCGTATATTTGCATAGTTAGCACAACTGAACTATGGCAAAAACGAAAAAGCCAATAGGGGACGCCTCGCCCCAGATTGAGGTAAAAAAGAACGGCAGACCGACAACTTACACGCCTGAGTTGGGATTGCGGATATGCAACGAAATATCCTGCTCTGAACTTGGGTTGAATAAACTACACGAACAGCACGAATGGTTTCCAGATAGGCAGACCGTTCTGCTTTGGCTTTCCGTGCATCCTGACTTTTCTGCCCAGTACGCATACGCAAAAGAGATGCAGACCGAGTTGTTGAGGGAAAGAATTATTGAGATTGCAGACGATTCGAGCCAAGACGAAATAATCTCTCCCAACGGCAACCGAATCGAAAATCGGGAATTTACGAGCCGTTCAAAATTGCGTGTCGAAACTCGAATGTGGCTAATGGAAAGACTCGCTCCGAAAAAGTACGGGAAGCAGGTTGAGGCAGATACGGAATCGAAAGACTACCAACCGCCTCAAATTAACCTGCATATTTCACCCGAAGCGATTAAAAAAGCATCGGAGGAATAATGCCCGAACTTAACGAAGCACAGCAAATAGCGTACTATTCCTCGCACCACCTCGAAGCGGAAGAGATACATATGCTGACGGGCGTTGGAGTGGGCAAAACTTATTGGCTGGCTATTGATTTAATTCCTGACCTATCCGTTCCGAATTCAAAGCACTTGATATGCTCGCCAACATTCGCCATGATGAAGACTGCCACATTCAAGAAAGTTCAGGAGGCTTGGGAAGAGTGGGGATTGCGTGATGGCGTGGACTATGTCGTGAACAAGCGTATGTCGGGCGTTAAGCCTTATTCGGGCATTAGTTCCGATAAAGTAATTACATTCCGATGGGGCAGTTATGTCGTCCTAACCCACCTCGATAACTACAATGTCGTGAACGGGTCGGAATGGGACACCATAAGCATTGACGAGACCCGAGATGTGCGGAACTTCCAAGAAGCGTTGGACAAATGCCGAGCAAGGACGAGAGGCACGACTTTCAAGAAATTAGGGTTACGCCACCGCATCAAGACCGCCACAACTCCTCCCGACAATGTCGCCTATTATCGGGAATTGGAAAGCCAAGCCAAGACCAGCAACGGCAGGATTAAGTTAATCCGAGCCGAATCGTATGCGAACCAACACAATTTAAGACCCGGCTACATCGAGCAGTTAGAGCGAACATTAGACCCGAACTCATTCAAGCGTGAAGTATTGGGCATGCTCGTCACCAAACAAGAGACCATTTGGGCGTACTGCTTTGAGCATAAAAAGCATGTGGCGGATATTCAGGAAAGACCCGACCTGCCTATATTCGTATCAATGGACTTTAATGTTAGTCCAATGACCTGCATTTACGCACAGCACGACCCAAGCCGAAATAGAATCAGGATATTAGGCGAAGAACGAATCATGAACTCGGATGTGTACGAACTATGCGAACGCATCCGCACCAGATACCCCGATACTGCTCGCCTCATCCTGACTGGTGACGCATCAGGTCGCAACCGCTCAGCCACGATGAAAGGCGTAACGAACTGGAAAGCGGTCAAGGGCGCGTTAAAACTATCGGACGCTCAGATACGCCTGCTCTCGTCCAATCCGGACAGCAAGGACACCATCGTGCTGATAAATTCGATGCTATCGAAGCATCCTGACCTTGTTATCAATCGAGCGTGTAAGTATCTGGTCGAAGATTGCGAAATGATGCAAAGGGGGGACGATGGGAAGAAAATCGCCCCGACCAATATGCACGGTCACTTGTTTGACTGCTTTATCTATTACTTATGGACATTCCACCGTTCATTTTTGGATAGGTTCGCAAAATCGGGTAACTTTGCAAGCGTATGAGCAACTTAAAACCAATTTACACTGACGCATCAGGCATCGAGTGGCGGACATTCGAAACTTGGGGCGATATACCAGCGAATCGGGTAATCCCTGCCGACCTTGCCGTTCGCAGGGCGTCTATGGGACTGACCCCAGAACGACTCGTCAAAGCGTTCAAGGAGATTAAAGACGACCTGAACAGGGGCGATATTGTCGGAGGCTTCTCCAAGTTCGACCAACTTGAAAGACGCATCAATGACATTCCAGACGAGTTGCTTCTGCAGGATTTGGCTTGCGTGTTCGTTGTCCATCCTGACGAAGACCCGATGGACTTCGACCCGAAGATGCAACGGGTAAAACTCGAACTATGGGCAAAAGATGACGATGCACGGTTTTTTTTTATTCAGTTGGCAGTACGCTATACAATGGACTTATCGGACATCTCCGACGCTTATATCCGTTCGCTTATCCTTCAAAGGACTTTGATGGAGTCGAGCGACCCAAGCACGAGTATCTTTCCCTTGGAAGAAACTGGGCTGACGAGTTCTCAACTTTCGTGACCGAGGTGAATCTAATGCACCGGATGCTTTGTAACGGGTCATTGACCGAGATTAAAATGCTCGAAAAGATGGGAATTGAGGAGTATGCTTCGACCGTGAACGCATGGAAGTACGAACTGCACCTGAAACAAAAAAGCGTCAAAGTATGATAGTTTTGGTCTTTCTAATTGGCGTCATTTGCGGTATTGCATTAAGGGAATCAGTACAAGATTGATATGGGTATAGGACGCAAATTAAGAAGAGGGACGATACGCCCTGTTTTGGATGTAAACGGGAATGTGCTGTTTTTTATCGACAAAAAAGGTCGGAGGGTTGACCCGTTGAAACAAATTTAATTCAGTTCCGTATAAGGGAGTATGAAACAGAAAACATGCAAAACATTTGGTGAGGCATTGCGTCTATGCTATGACTTGCAAGACAAAATAGAACGCCTTGAATATAGGCTGAAAATGTTACAAGATTTGGTTAAATCGCCAAAATCAGGTATGTGCAAAATTCATACACAGGTAACTTATACTCCCGGATTTCCACCCAAATCTGGTCATATTATTGAATTTAGCATGAGCAAGGCAATGCCAATGATAAAGGCTGAAATTCAAATTATTAAAGATGAAATAAAGCAGGAAAAGAAAAATTTTACCGAACGAACAAAATACGACAAAGAACTACTAAGGGCAAGCAGTATAAAATTGCCTCGTTAAGCGTTTTTTCGTATCTTTGCCCTGACCGCCCGGTCATTAGGCGAATCGCCATACAAAGGATAAAATCGAATTGATATGGCTCAAAATATAATATTCAGAGTTGTTGCCG